ACAGAAAGAGCAAGTATTTTGGCAGAAGCCGACAGATTGGAAGCAGAAGTAAATGCTAAAAAGTCTTATAAGACTGCATTGCTTTATAACGTACAATTTTTCCCTGTACCGCTAAAAGAAGAATAAGTATGGCTTTAGGCAAAAGATTAATTAATACAGGTTCAGCAGCAGCAACTTGTAATACCGATTCAGTACAAGTATTTGGTGCTGATAACGCATACAGTAGTAATATAGCTTTATATCAGCTTGATGGTAATGATGATGATACTACAGGGAGTTTTAGTGGTACAAGCGACCCAAACGTAACTTATTCGGCTACAGGTGCAAAGTTTGGACAAGCCGCCACATTTAATGGCAGTAGTAGCTACATAGCTTTAAGTGGCAATCCAATAAATGGCTTAAGTAATATTTCCATTTCATTTTGGATAAAACCAGATGATGTATCTTCTGACCAATATATAACCACTTTTGTCAATTCAGATGGTGGATGGAATGGGTTTGGAATTAGAATAAGTTCATCTGCTAAAATACAGATTGTAAGAGCCAATAGTGGCACAGTTACCACAAGCGAAAACAGTACCGCAAGTTTATCAACAGGTAGTTGGAAACACATTGTTGTTACATCATCTCAATCTGAACTTAAAATATATATTGACGGAGTTTTAGATTCAACTCATTCTATTTCTGGTTTTACAACAAATAATACAGGTGAGTACAATATTGGTGCGTTAAAAAACGCTGGGTCATACTCACAATTTTATGATGGAGTTTTAGATGAAGTAAGGGTTTTTAACAAGGTTATATCATCGCAAGATGTATCAACGCTTTACGCTGAAACTTCATCTACTGCATCTGATACCAATCCATTTGACGAAGGTGCAGGAGTAGCTTTATATACCTTTGACTACGATGCTTCTGAAGCAAGTGGTTATTATGATGGAACACCTTCTAATGTTGATTTTGGGGTAGGCGGAAAAATAAATACAGGTGTAAGATTTAATGGGAGTGATAGTTCAATATCTATAACAGATGCAGGAATAGGAAATAATGCAACTGCGAGAGTAACATTTTCTGTTTCTATATGGGTAAAAACCACATCAACATCTGCTGCTGCTATTGTAAGTGATTACGATGGTATTGATTATGCGTTTTATCTTCAAATGAACGCTAACGGAACACTTCAAATGGGTAATTATTTAGATGGTAGTGGTTCTTTTACAGATGGAACTGCAACAATAAATGATGGTAATTGGCATAATCTTGTTTTAATAAACAACACAAGTGATAATACGCAAAAATTATTTATTGATGGCAATAATAGTCCTGATATAAACCAAACTCTGACAAGTGGCACTAAAAACGCAGTTGCAGTCCAAGTTGGTTATTACGCATCCGCAGGAGGTTATGTTTGGGATGGTGAAATAGACCAACTTAGATTTTTTACATCCGCCTTAAGTGAGTCTGAAATGGACACACTTTACGCAGAAACCGCTTGTACATATACTGCAACTACAACTGATAACGCTTATCCTACTACAAATCTTGCTTACTACAAATTAGACAATTCAGCAGAGGATGAAAAAGGTAGCTATGATGGTACTGAATCAAATATAGAATACAGATTTGGGCGGTTTGGTCAAGCCTTAAAATATAGTGGTGCGAGTAGCAACGTAGAAACAACTTTAGCTAATTCAAATTTTACATCTAATTATTCCATATCGTTTTGGGTAAATTTAGATAATGCTAATGTGTTTCAAAATTTTACTGGTAATTATAAATCTGCTGGCGGTTATGGAGGATTTACTTTTATGAGTAGAGATGTTGGAAGTGGTGTTTATAGATTTGGTTTTATATGGTGGACTGGTGTAGGTGGTAATTATAATTTTGTAGATAATTTAGATGTTGTTGCAACTTCAGGAACTTGGGCGCATTTAGTTGCAACTAAAGCCTCAAGTACACTTCCAAAATTATATGTTAATGGGACTGCAAATTCTTTGTCTTATGATAATTCTGCTACAGAGCACGGAACAACTGGCGAAAACTTGACTATTGGTAACACTTTAAATACTAATTATAGTGCGGGATTGATAGACCAAGTTCGTGTTTTTTCAAGTGAGCTTTCAAGTAGCCAAGTAACAGAACTTTACAACGAAAAACCTGAAACAGATACATCTAACTTTAAGACTGTATTGTGGGATGGTACAGGTGGAACGCAATACATTTCAAATGTAGGGTTTCAGCCTGACTTAGTTTGGATTAAAAAGAGGTCAGGTGGAAGTACAAGAGACCATATGCTTTATGATTCAGTCAGAGGTGCGGGTAATAGAATAAGGTCAAATCAAACTACAGTAGCAAGTAATGCAACAGATGAATTAACATCTTTTGATGCTAATGGTTTCTTTTTAGGAAGTAGTGATGCTGTAAATGGTAGCTCATCATCACCTAATTATGTAGCTTGGGTATGGAAAGGCGGAGGAGATGCGGTTACAGACAATTCAGGAGATGTTTCTGCGGAAATATCTGCGAATACTGATTTAGGATTTAGCATAGTAAAATATAATGATTCAGGCACAGGCGGTCAAACTGTAGCTCACGGATTAGATAGTGCTCCTACAGTTATGATTACAAAAACTTTAGATACCTCTACTGATTGGGTTGTTTATACTACGCTTATAGATGGTGGTATGGATTTCTTAAAGTTAAATGATGATGCAGCAGCAGCAGCAAGTAGCTTGACTGTTCCAACAAGTCAGTTTATATATTCAAGAGGACAAAGTAGCACAAGTATAATAAATTATCTTTTCCATTCAGTAACTGGAGTTAGTAAGATGGGTATTTATGATGGTGGCACAAATGGAATACAATTATCAACAGGTTTTAAAGCTTCTTGGATAATGATAAAAAAATATTCAAGTGGAACGGAACGTATATGGTATATCTACGATACTAAAAGAGATGGTGTTAATGATAATGGATTATTTGCAAATCTTAGTAATGCTGAGTCTTCTGGAACTAATTTTATTGATTTTAACGATACTAACATACAGATTAACGCAACAGGTGATGGTGTTAATGGTTCAGGAAGTAGCTACTTATATATGGCATTTAAATAAAATGGAAGATTTGAAGATATTCGGACTATACGCAGCAAACCTATTTGCATTGGCATTTAGTGTAAGTGAGATTAATGAATACTTACAAATGCTTGTAATGGGTGCAACCTTGACATTTACTGTAATACAGATATATAAAGCATTAAAAAAATGAAAATGCCCTCAAACGGAGTAGCTAAAGACATAAGACATTATGTGGGAAGCTTAATTGTTTTCTTCCTTGTAATAATTATATTATACTACCTTACTAAATATACTATACCTGAACAGAATAGTCAAATAGTAAATACTTTAATTGGTATGATAGCCGCAAGTATTGCTATGGTTATTGCTTCTATTACTGGTAGAAATCCTGACGATTTAGAAGCTGCTAAGAAAAAAATTAGTAATTTAGAAATGAAAATTGAAATGCTTATAAGTGCTAAGGATATGCTTGAAAATATGCTTATTAAGTTGCAAGATGACACAATAGATAGACTTATGCTTAATAAAACCCTTGCTTACGATGATTGTAAAAGCGGTAAATGCGGGTGTAAAAACGAGTGCAGTAATGGATCTTAAATATTTTACGTTAAATGAATTCGATTGCCCAACACTTAAAAATAGTGGTGTTAATATGGATAGCAACTTCTTGCAAAAGCTCGATTACGCACGTGACCTTGCAGGGATTTCCTTTAAAATTAATTCAGGATACAGAACAAAAGAACACCATGAATCTATCTATAAAAAATTGGGAAAGGAGCCAACAAAATCTGCCCACCTTATCGGTAAAGCAGCAGATATACATTGCACGGATTCAAGAAGCAGATTTACTATTATATCATCGTTACTTGATGCTGGATTCAACCGTATTGGAATTGCAGATACCTTCATACATTGCGATACTGCCGAAAAAGGTAAATCGCAGAATGTCATCTGGACTTACTAACACAGTAGGAAGTACAATAAGCCATGAGTGAGGTTAAGGTAAAAGCTAATGGATTAAG